CCAGTTTGGATTACTCCAAGTGACTTTGGTTACCGTAGAGCAAACAATTACATTACATTATTTTTAGAAGTACTGAAAAACGAAAACCAAGAAGGTGCTGTTAGATATAAATTAATGCCAACTAACGATGATAATACTAATAGTAAAATTCCAGCCGGAATGACCATAGATACTAACACTGGCGAAATAGCAGGTAGAGTTGCATACCAACCAGCAATTACTACAGAATATAAATTTACAGTAAGAGCAGAACTTTTATTAACTCAAAATAATGTTGTTAGTGTTGCTACATTTAAAGATAAAACATTTACAGTTAAACTATTAGGTGACGTAGATAGTAGTATCGCCTGGACTAGTAAAACAAAATTAGGATCTATTCCAGCAAATCAAATTAGTGTATTTAGAGTACAAGGTACTACAACAGTTCCAGATGCACCTTTATTTTATACACTTACAGCAGGAAGATTACCTCCAGGATTAAGTTTAGAATATAACGGGGAAATCATGGGCACGGTAGTACAATTTGGGCAAACATCGCCTACAGTAATTACAGGCCTTACTTTCTTTGACAATGATAATATGACATTCGATAATGATACAACAAGTATAGATAGAATCTATACATTTACTGTTGAAGCAAAAGATAGATTTGGATTTAGTTCAACAACTAAACAATTTACAATTGAAGTTATAGATGATGACGATACACAATATAGTAATTTATATATGAAGCCTTTCCTTAAGGAAGGAAAGCGTGAAGCATATAGTGACTTTATAAGTAACCCTGCTAACTTTCCGCCTACTTCTATATACAGACCAAATGATCCAAACTTTGGTATTCAGCGTGATATTAAAATATTAGCATATGCAGGTATTGAAACTAAAACTATAAGTGAATTTGCAATAGCAAGTCAAAAATGGCACAAGAAGCGAAGATTTAACGTAGGTGCATTAAAAAGTGCAGTAGCAAAAACGCCAGGAACACAAGACGTTGTATATGAAGTAGTTTACGTAGAACTAATTGATCCAGCAAAAGCAAAAGTTGGTGAGACAAAGAAATCATTTGTACAACAAGGTTCAATGCAATTAAAAGCAGACTTAGCACAGCGTAATAACCATCCTCAAGGTACACCAACATTACTTGATAGTAACGGTGTAAATAGAAACGACGAAAAATATATATTTACAGGCGAAGATACACAACTAGACTTAGGCGATGAAGTACTTAGACCTGTTGCAACAGAAACAGATTATGTACAAGGTCCATTAATTGCTGAGAACAACGGTACAGTGTTTGATCGAAGTTTAACTGTAAACGGATTAAAATTAGTTGTTGCAGGCGAAGTCGGTGGCGCACCAAGAGTACCTGATGAATGGGCTAAGAAAACAGCAAGAGTAGTTGACTTAATTACTGATCCTAACGGCTCTGGTATTAACACCACACATCAACGCAATTTTATTAAAACACTAAAAGGTGATACTGGAACGAAACATGCAGGAATACCCACAGTACAAAGAATTGGGTACGGTGGCGGATCAAGTTATACACCTAACTGGTTAGAAGATGCTAACATTGCAAGTTATGCAGGACTGCAAGCATTCAACAACAGTGTTGCTCAAAAGGATATGGTATGGTATAGAAATACCAACGGTAACAATCCTCCAACACAGCGTAGAGATATCGAAGAAATTATGGAACACGTATTCCACACCATACACGCATTTGGTATTCCGGGTGCAGTGCCTGGTAGTTCAGACGCAGTAGAAATGAATCCAGATATTAGAATTGGTAATGAACCAAGTTTTGACTGGCAGAACACAGCATTACATTTAGCAATGAAACAAGCAATTGATAACGGACAATATGACCCAAGTGGTTATTCTACTGATTGGGCTACAGATCCAGAAGCGGCGGCAGTTGCATACACAGAATATACCTACTTGTTAAACTGGTCAATGTGGGAAATGAGTGAGTTTTGGGAGAACGGAAGTCTTAGTCCTGAGTGGGCAGACGATATGCGTACACCAGCAGGCTTACTTGCAAATAATCCACTAGGTTATGCATTGTTTAACACATACTTTGCTCCAGTACTAAGCAAACCAGATTTTGCAGTATTAAGAACTATCTTTGGAGAAGGCGACACAGGCGTATCAGGTTACATAGTTAATCAAGGCTTAGATACTCTAACAGCAACAGCAAACACAGATACAGACCCGTTTATATTTGGTGAGCATAATGTTGTAAAAGCAGACAGTGATGCAGTTCTAGCAAGTGGCGGTCAAGGTAAAAAATATATTAGTAATATAACTAATATGCAAGACAGTATAAAAGCACTAGGTAGAACTGAATATGACTTTTTGCCTTTGTGGATGCGTACTCCACAAGTTGCTGGAGAGCAAGAAACTGGCTTTATACTAGCAATTCCACTATGTTACTGTAAACCAGGTACAAGTAACGAAATAATGATTAATTTAAGAAACAGAACATACGACTTTAAAGATTTAGACATAGAAATCGACAGATATATAGTAGATAGTGTTGTAGGTGACTCAAACGATCAATATATTGTGTTCGGAAAATATAACTATAATGCGTAACACTGATAAATATGTGTAGGAGAATAACATATGGCCATTACAACAAGCAGTTCTAATATTGGAACAATCAATGCAGATTATCCTGTTGCAGGACAAGATAACGACTCACAGGGTTTTAGAGATAATTTTACTAAAATTAAAACAGAATTAACAAATGCTCATGCTGACTTAACAGCATTAGATACCGCAACGGTAAAAAATACTGATGCTGAAACTGACATGCAAGGGAACACTATTAAGAATACAACAATTCTTAGAGGTTCTCAAAAGTTTTACAGCGGAGGTGTTTTAAGTAGTGCAGGTGTTAGACCGGTTAGTTTTGAAATAGCAACATATCATTCTTACACAATTAATAGTACAGGTATTACGCTTCAACTTGCAGATTGGCCAGCAAGTGGTAAGTATGCTGAAATTCTTCTTGAATTACGTGGACGCGGTAGTGCTGATACGGTTACATTCGATACAGAAAACAGCGGTTCAATTAAAGTAACAACAGGCTTTGCACATCCAGCAACTATTGACAGCAACGTTCATCCATATATCTATAGATTCTGGACTATCGACGGCGGGCAAACAGTTTACGGAGAGTACAAAGGTGAGTTCAATACCGTCCTTTAATCCATTAGTACAGAGTTTTGACGAACTATCTGATAACGAAATAGAAGAAAAAATTCTTACGTTAAATAAAAAATTCTGGATGACTCAAAATCCGCAAGTAAGAGAACTACGGCCTTCCATTCTTGATATGTATAAAGTAGAAATGGAAGGCCGTAGAGCCAAACCAAAAATTAATAGTCAAGATGGCGATAATTCTCTTGACAATTTGATTAATATCAGTTAAAATACAAGTATGCTTATGAAAACAGATGAACTAGGTATTCCACGATTCTCTAACAAGGATCTTATCGATATGATCTATACAGGTCATGCAGATAAAGTTCATGTGGTATTATGTGATTCAAACGACGATATAAACAAATTTAATAGTGCAATGGAAGAACAAGGGCTTAGTAAACTACAAAAGTATATTCCATTAGATGTAGATCAAAAGACTTTTGACGGTGTATGTCAAGGTGAATGGTTTATGCCTCAGAAGTATAAAGAACTTAATCCTAACAGATGGCTTGAAGCAAAGTTAATGGAGAAATATCAAATAGATGATCCTATTACTTTACGTGATACACATACATATGAATGGATTAGAGTAACTGAAGAACTTACAGAATATTTTGATCGTGGTATGTATCCATTATTACAGTATATGATCTATCTAGTAGACTTTATGCGTGAAAACAACATTGTATGGGGTGTAGGTAGAGGATCAAGTGTAGCAAGTTATGTGCTATATTTAATAGGTGTGCATAGAATTGACTCAATCCAATATGACCTGGATTGGCGTGAGTTCCTTAGATAAATACGTATATAATAAAGGAGATATATTATGCCTGTAAGACAACAACAAAAGAAAACTTACCAAACTTTTCAAGGTAAGAAAATTGACATGGATACGTTGCGTCAGCGCAATGAATTAACTCCAGCAGTAGGTAACGCTCGTGTAAATGCACGTGGTGATGAACTTGGCCCTGGTGGTAGAATTGTTAAGAATCGTGATGAAGTAATTCGTGATTATTACGAAGAACATCCGCAAGCGGCTCCAGATGAAATAGCACAAGTTGAACAACCTGCAGAAGTAGCAGAACCTGTTCAAACAAAAGCCCAAAAGAAGTCAGTTGAAAATGCTAAAAAATCAAAAGCAATTGAAGCATCAGATGCTGAAGATGACTGGGTAGAAGATGACGAAGGCAATTTTGTAAAAAGAGGTGAATAGTGGATACGTTATCAAAATTTGAAGGTAACCTGACAGCAGTAGGCAATCGGGTACTAGTAAGTGATATGTACTTTGGTGAACAAAAAACTAAAGGTGGAATCATCTTAAGCGATGATGATGGCAATGTTAGAGGCATTTACCCACGTTGGGGTAAAGTACATTCGAAAGGACCACGCAATAAAGATCCTTACGAAGTAGGCCAATGGATACTTATAGAACACGGTCGTTGGACACGTGGAGTAACTATGACTAACGAAGGCGAAGATGAGATTGTATTACGTATGGTTGAATCTGAAAGTGTTTTAGCATACTCAGATGAAAAGCCCGACGATGTACTAATGAGTGGAAGTAGTGTAGGCGACTATGCTCCTGACAGTATTGATCCTAGCGGATTTGTTAACGCTAACTAGAGAAAGAAAAAAATTGAAGAACGTAGATCTAAACAAATACAAAGAATTTGTAGAAAAGGTTACCTCATTACAAAGTAACGAAACAGGTGGCCTAACTGCACAGTTAGAGAAACTTGAAAAAGATAGTGATGTTAACATGGCATTACTATTAACAGGTGCAATTGGTATTGCATCAGAAGGAGGCGAATTTGCTGAAATTGTTAAAAAATGTATATTCCAAGGTAAGCCTTTGGATGCAGACACAATTTTTCATGCTAAACGAGAATTGGGTGACATTGCTTGGTACTGGATTAATAGTTGTCGTGCTTTGGGCCTCGACCCTAATGACGTCTTAGAAGAAAATGTAAACAAACTAAAATCACGCTACCCAGGTGGCGAGTTTGATGTTCACTATTCAGAGAATCGCAAAGATGGAGATCTTTAACGACTTTGAATGGTATGACCTTTTAGTCATAGCAATCTTCGCTAAAGTGATGCAAGTTTTAGTAATTCTTACACTAGTAGGCGGCGGTTTTACAACAGCCACTATACTATTTGTAGTATGGGAATTATGGAAAGCATACGAAAGATTTAGAGCAAGAACATGAAATGTAAACAAGGCGACTATGCTAAGATTATATATTCAGTGCGACCAGAGAATATTGGGCGTGTTGTTAAAGTTGTAGATTACATTGGTAAGTTTAAACAAGGAGAACAGTTTAAATTTAGAGATATGCCATGTGAATGTGCTGTAACAGATCATCATTGGTGGATTGAAGCACAAGACCTATCTAGTTTGTTTGGTCCTAGTCCCAGAGCATATATTGCTGATACATGGTTAGAGCCCATTCGTCCAGAAGAAGAATTAATTAAAGAAACTATCGAAGAGGAATTTGAAATATGAAACTTAGTAAGGTAGAAAAAGATAATAATGTCAAGATTGCTACAGTCAATATGACAAAACCGTCAAAAGAGCAATCGTTTGACATTGAAAAAGAAATCAAAGAAATCAAAGAAATCCTTTCCGAAATACTCCAAAATATTGCAAAAAAGTCTTGACTTTTACAGCAGTATCCTATATAATAAAGTATATTAGGAGTAGAACATGAAATTACCTGAACAAAAAAATACTGGTATCGGTACAGCAGGTGCGGCTGGCATTGCACTAATGATCCTTCATATCACAAACTACTTAACAGGATGGGCATGGCCTTTACTGTATATCTTTTTGATTTTAGTAGGTATGGGTATGGAGAACAAAAAGAAATGAGTCAATTTGAAAAACAAACTATAGAGCCAGAGTTACTATCAGACGACTTTGAAATGGTTAATACAAGACAAATTCAGATTCAAAAACATAGTATGAAAGACGTAGATAAAGTACTAGATAGAATAAAATTAACACCCACTGAAATGGCAAGACTAAAACTAATTATAGAGGCAAGTGAATGAAAGATTTATGGGTAGAAAAGTATCGTCCTAAGACAGTAGACGGATATGTGTTCCGCGATGATGCACAACGTAATCAAGTAAAAACTTGGATTAAAGATAAAACTATTCCGCATTTGCTGTTTAGTGGTAATGCAGGTATTGGTAAGACAACCCTTGCAAAACTTTTATTTAATGAACTTGAACTTAATCCGTTAGACATCTTAGAAATTAACGCAAGTAGAACAAACTCAGTAGATGATGTACGTGATAAGATTGTAAACTTTGTACAAATGATTCCATTTGGTGACTTTAAGGTTGTACTACTTGATGAGGCAGATTATTTGTCGCCTAACGCACAAGCGGCATTGCGTGGTGTGATGGAAGAGTATCATACTACTGCACGTTTTATTCTTACTTGTAACTATCCAAACAGAATTATTCCTGCACTACATTCAAGATGTCAAGGCTTTCATATTGCTAAGATTGATCAAACAGAGTTTACTGCTCGTGTTGCAGAGATTCTTATTACAGAAGGCGTAACCCCAGACTTAGATACACTTGATACATATGTAAAAGCAACGTATCCAGACTTGCGTAAATGCATTAACACAGTACAAATGAACATACAAGACAACAGTTTGCTAAAGCCTAATGAAGGCGATACAGGCGAGCAAGATTGGAAACTTGGTATGGTTGAATTGTTTAAGGCAGGCAAGATTACTGAAGCACGTAAGTTACTATGTGGTGCAGTTCGACCAGAAGAAATGGAAGAGATCTATCGTTGGTTATATGACAACATCGAATTGTTTGGTGACGAAGAAAAACAAGATAGTGCAGTACTAACAATTAAACAAGGTCTAGTAGATCATACACTAGTAGCAGACCCGGAGATTAACTTATCAGCAACGCTAATTAGACTTGCGAGGTTATAGTGGCATATCTTGTAGTTGACAACTGTATTAAATGTAAACACATGGATTGCGTAGAAGTATGTCCTGTAGATTGTTTTTACGAAGGTGAAAACATGCTTGTAATTAATCCAGATGAATGTATAGACTGCGGTGTATGTGAACCTGAATGTCCGGCAGATGCTATTGTACCTGATCATGCTCTTAAAGGTACTGAACTAGATAAATGGATGAATATTAATTATAAGTATTCTGATCTTTGGCCTGTAGTTACAGCAGTACACAACGACAAACCAACACCAGAAGAAGCAGAAGAAATGAATGGTATTCCAAATAAATTTGAGAATCACTTTTCGGAGAAACCTGGTAATGGTGACTAAGAATAAAAAATTAATAAATGATATAGTACGTTTAGACGTATTAAAAGAAGAAGTAGAATACTACAAAACCCTGATTCGTGAACACGATACAGGACATATACACACAACAATAGGTTTTATTAATAGACGTATTGAAGAACTGGAAGGGAAAGCACCATGGCCGCTAGATTAGTAAGTTATAGCAAAGCAACACAAGAGTTTGAAGCAGAAGGTTTAACAGACCTACAAGAATTAATTGCGTTTTGTGCAAAGGTATCAAATCCTGCCGCACAAATTAATACAGAAACAAGCGAAAGGCTTATTAAATATCTAATTAAGCATCAGCATTGGTCTCCACTTGAAATGGTTAATGCTGTTATTGAAATTGAAACTACTAGAGATATTGCACATCAAATTGTAAGACATAGAAGTTTTGCATTCCAAGAGTTTAGTCAACGTTATGCAGAGCCAGGTGAAATGGGCGAATATTTTGTAACTAGTGAAGCACGTTTGCAAGATACAAAAAATAGACAAAACTCTATCGAAATTGATATGAGTCAAGAAGGTATGGCTGAACTTATTGTTGGTTGGGAAGAAAAGCAACAAGATGTAATTTACACAGCAGGTAAAGCATACGACTGGGCAATTAATAATGGCATTGCTAAAGAAGTTGCACGTAAGGTTTTGCCTGAAGGTTTAACAAAAACAAGATTATATATGAATGGTACTATTAGAAGTTGGGTGCATTACATTGAATTACGCAGTGCTAATGGTACACAAAAAGAGCATATGGAAGTAGCACAAGCATGTGCAAAAGTTATTTCTGAAATTTTTCCGTTAATTGATGGGTTGAAAGGGGCATAAAGCCCCCTTCGTTTTAATCTTTATCCGTCCCCATATACCTCGAGAACTTCTTTGACTGCGTCATGTCTTTCTATATCTCCCTTTGCAAATTGGACTATGTCCAGGTGTGACGTATCGCTGTTTCGTAGTAATTGTGTAAAATTAATTAATCCGTTATCACGTATACGATCAGCCTGATGTAGGTCGCCTGTAACTGCCATCATTGAGCCTTCTCCTAAACGTGTTAATAACATCTTCATCTGGTTTGGTGTTGCGTTTTGCATTTCATCTGCAAGTATAAAACTATGTTTAAAGGTTCTGCCACGCATATAAGCCAAAGGTGCTATTTCAATAATACCTTCTTCTATCATGCCTTCTATTTCGCGAGCATTAAAATATTCACGTAACACATCAAAAATAGGTCTAGTCCAAGGCGCCATT